TTGCTCAATCATCCAGTGTTCGTCCACGGTTAGCCAATTTGGTGTGCGGTTTTTCTTTGCAGCGTCTCGTCTCATCCATTTAGCATTGACTTTATCTTTGTTGGCTTGCGCCCAATCTTTCATCAACCGTTCATGCTTTCCGGGGTTTTGCTCCCGCCATGCAGCAATTGACGCATTAAACTTGTCCTTGTTGGCGCTGCGCCATTCTTGAGCTTTACTCAGTTGAGCATCTTTGCGGCGCTGAAACTTAGCTTTGCTGCGTTCAGATTCACAAACCTTGCACCAAGACGCATAGCCCGACTTGTGGGTCGAGCTTGCGTAAAAAGCCTCAAAAGGCTTTACTTCAGCGCAATGTGGGCAAGATTTCATGTTATGCCAAAGTTAAAGTAGCAGAGCGAGTTGTTCCGTCCGAGCCACGCACAGAAAACTTCAGTGTAGTGTTATTAACAATGCTGATGGTCATTGTTCCGTTGGTGGACAATGTGGCGGCAGTTGTATTTACGGTTTGAATAAAATTCCCACTGGAGTCTATACGGGCGCGTTCTACTGCACCACTACTGCGAAAAATCTGTGTGTCTGCATCAAAATAATTATTGGAGGTATTGTTGTAACCAATGATTAATTGAGCAACACCTGAGTTTGATACATACAAGCGACTGTTTACTGCGCTAGTTGTTCCAATGGCCAAATTCCCACTGGCATCCAGTGTCATTGCTTGGGTGAAGGTGATTGCGTTACCTGCTGTGCCGGAGGGGGCGTTGAACCAGATGTGCTGCCCAGAATCTTGGGTATACAAAGAAGCTGCAAAGGAGTTGCGGTAAATCTGTTGACCAGCAGAGTTCTGATAAGAGTTTTGGTACAAGCGCAAGTTTCCTGCACTGGTTGCCGTTACAGCACCACCTTGGTTTTCAAACGCCTTTAGCGCACTACCCCAAGCACTAGGAGTAACACCCAGTCCAAGGTTGCCGGAGGAGTCAATGGTAACTCTTACATCTCCAGCCGATGCGTCACTACTTAATCCTACAAAGTTAAATGCTCCAGGTGTACTCGTGTTTGCTCCATAAGAAACAAAACCCAGAGTTGTTCCGGATACATATCTCATAGCGCCAGAACTTGCTACCGCCGTAGAATCACTACCCGTTGTTCTAATTGCTCCAGAGACTTGAAGTTTGCTGCTTGGCGAACTTGTCCCAATACCCAGACCTGTGCTGGTTAGGCGCATTTGTTCGGAACCAGTAATGCTGAATAAAATTGGGTAGTTGTTGTCGTTGGTGATATTGGCAACTTGACTAGTGTTGTCCCACCCCATGTAAAATTGTCGGGTTCCAGACGAATAAGTCTCAAACTGCTTGTATCGACCAGAACCGTCAATTTTTACAACAGTCGCCGCTGCACTGTTTGACAGCCCCAAGTTTGTCCCATCAAAAGTAAGCGCAGAACCAGTAGCCAATGCACTTGTACTGGATGCATATACAACACCGTTAGCGGTGAATGAGGTTAAGCCTGTGCCGCCGTTGGTGGTTGCGAGTGTGCCTGTTACGCCTGTGGACAACGGCAGTCCTGTGCCGTTTGTCAGGGTTACTGAGGTAGGAGTACCCAAAGCAGGTGCAGTTAAAGTTAAGCCCGCAATAGTCGCTGCTGTTGCCCCAAGGGAAACCGAGGTTGAGCCAATCGTGACGCTGGAGTTGACTAATTTGGCGTTTGCAATAGAGCCTGCCAACATCGTGTTAGTGACCGTTCCCGTGTCCCCAGATGTAATCATGTTTCCGGTGACCGCAGGCACTGAGATCGTAAAGGTCGATGCGGTATTGGGGCCTGTCAGGTTAACTTGACCGCCGAGCGTGGCTTGAAAGACTAAAGTTCCCATGATGTTTCCTTATGGAGCTATGACAAGTTGCGAGGCTGTCAAAGCCCCTGTGCTTGGGTTAAATTTAAGTTGAGTTGACGAGGTTTTAGCAGGCAAATTACCAGACGTTGAGGTTACCCACATAGGATAAACCGTAGCATTTGTTGTGGTGTCGTCTGTTATGGCCACATTGGTTGCGTTTGTTGCGGTTGTCGCAGTTGTTGCTGAACTGGCATTTCCTGTTAAAGCACCTATAAACGTCGTAGAGGTCACCGAGGTAAGACCCGCTAGGGTTGTGGCACTTCCCCCCAAGGAGATTGTTGTAGTGCCCACAGTGACGCTTGAGTTAACTAAAGCCCCGTTAGGAATGCTTGTTAAATTAGCACCAGACCCACTAAATCCTGTCGCTGTCAAAATGCCCGTAGAAGGGTTGAATTGGTATTTAGTGGAGGAAACGTACTCAGTTGCCAGATTACCCGCTGTTGCCGAGGCAAATAAGGGGTAACGAGTGGCATTAGTGGTTGTGTCGTCCGTAACTGTTGCGTAAGCCGTTGGGGTTGTCCAAGTTGGCGTTCCCGTTCCTTGGCTTGTCAGGACTTGGCCTGAAGTACCCGCAGAAGTAAATCCATAAGCAGAGCCAGTACCATAGGCGACAGCACCAGCAGTAGGAGTAGCCGTTCCATTTGTGCCTCCTCGGTTGATAGCAATTACATTGCCATTCCATGTGGCGCTTGTAATTGAACCAGCATAATCTAATGTATTTGTTGACCAAGAAACATTAGAGGGCGTGGAGTCGTGTCTGTCCCAAGAGCCTGCGGCAATTGAGTTAGACAGCAAAACAATCGTTACATAACCACCAGCTTGGATGGTTGCAATAGTTGTGGACGAGTTATTTTGAACAGTAATCGCACCAGAAGATTGATTATTGTTAAACGTAAAAGTTGTACCATTTGGAAGCGTAGTGGCATCAGGAAGTTTAATAACTTGACCACCTGACCCTGTAATTTGCAAATTTTGGGATGATGAAGCAATTAAAACAATTGTTGTGCCACTAGCTGCTTGAGTTAAATATCCTTCAAACAAGCAGTTTGTGGTGATATTTCCATTTGCATCACGCAAAACAACAGAATTTGCACCACTTGAACTTATTACGCCTGTACCGCCATTGGCGACACTCAAAGTTCCACTTAGCGTAATAGCGCCTGATGTATTGCTAGATGGTGTTAAACCAGTTGTTCCAGCAGAAAAAGTGCTAACAAAACTGCCCGACAAAGCACTTGTGGGAATTGTTGTTGATGATGTTACTGCGCTTGATCCATTGGCATAAACATACCCTGTTTGACCAGTCAGAATGAAACTAGACAAGCCTGAAATTGAGCCACCAGTAATTGCAACATTGTTTGCGTTTTGGGTACTCATTGTTCCCAAACCGGTAATATCGGTGTTGGGAATCGTGGCTTGACCCGACAACGCTGAAGTCCCATTTCCCTTAATGTAACCGCTTAAAGTGGTTGCACCAGTACCGCCATTAGAAACTGTGATTGTTGAGGCGTTCCATGTGCCTACTGTCAGCGTTCCAACGCCTGTAATCCCTGTATATGACCCTGATATACGCGCTGTGTCAATCGTTCCCGATGTAATCTGAGTTGCACCAATGGCAATGTTTGTGTCTGCCAAAGCGGTCAATTGACCTTGGGCGTTTACTGTGGCTGTCAGAGTCTTAGATGCTGACCCCACAGATGCGGCTGTAACGCCTGTATTCGTGATTGAGAACGTGTTTGAGGCAAGGGTTAAGCCTGTGCCTGCAAAATATGTTCCTGTGCCTGAAAACTGCACAAAAGTGATGGGCGTTACATTAATTGTGCCTGTATCGGCAGAGTTTGAAACCCATCCAGTATTTGCGTAAGTTGAGCCGTTAAGAACAACTGTGTACGCGCCTGGCACTTCTGACCATACATCCATGTCCGTTGCGCGAGTCCATGCGCTTGCAGACGCGACATAAATGCCGTTTTGTGACGATGTGGCCTGATTTTTTACTAGAACCCGATCACCCGCCAAAGTTGTGTAGCCATCAATGGTTTGTAGCCCTGAAAGCGTAATTGAGGCTGTTGTGCCACATTTAACCGCTTGTTTTGGGTTTAAACCTTGGGCAATTGAGTCAACATAAAACTTGTTAGCAATGTCTGTGTTGCTAGTTGGCGAAGTCGTAACTTGGCCAGTTGTCGCAAATATGTTGGTAAATGTCCCCAATGATGGGGTGATGCCGCCAATAACGCTACTGTCAATTGTGCTATTTGTAATGACCAATCCCGATTGTTGGGGATTGATATTTGGATAGAACGGAGTTCCCGCAGGGCCAATTAAGTTAACCAACGTAAAAGTCGGTTGTGGCCCAAAGATGCCCTGAACAGGAACTAAATTGATTGTAGAGGTACTGGCGGCATTGGTCATTACGATTGATCCACAGCGGGAGTCAAGTAAACAAGGCTAGGGCCAGCAGATGCGCCAATCGCCGTTACATAGCAAGGGTTTTGCATGTTAATGGGAGGGCAAGCAAGCACAATAGGAAATTCCATCAAGGCAGGCAAGATGAAATCCCCTGGAGTGCCATCCGCAGGCAATGCAGCCGTATCAGTTGACAATTGACTGAATTTAATTGCTACGTTAACTGCACCAGTATTCAGGCAGGCAACGTAGTTAATCTGATCCGTCGTGTTTGCTGTCAACTGTACCGCAGAGTGAGCAGAGCCCGTGACACTTAATGCCACGGTCTTGCCACCGATTCGGATTACAGATGTATTAGCCATGTTAGACAGCCGTTACGGGTGCAGGGCCTTCCAAGCGAGTCACTTGGATTGTATATACACCAGCCGTGGGCACTACTGGAGAAGCAGTCACGTTACCGAACTGGATGCTCAAAACACCAGCGGTCAAGCAGTCAGCTTCAGCAATAATGATACCGGCGATCTGAGTGCCATTCAGACCCAAAACAACCACGATGTCGGTGGTTTGCAAGCCAGGAACTGAAAAGGTCTGAGCAGCGGTCGTATTAGCAGCAACGCTTACCGGAGTCAGGTTAGGTTGAATGTAGAAAGTTTCGTGTGAATTGCCACGAGTGATGGTCGTTGAAGACATGATTATTCCTTTGCAGAATGATTAAATTATACCGATAAAAGAAAAAAAGCCACCCCTTTTGAGGATGGCCTTTTTTACTTTTCTGTTGGCTTAAGCCTTCAGGAGGCCGTATGCTTTCAGAGCAGTTACGACATCACCGAGAGTGTAGGCGGTAGAGCCGCTAGCACCAGGGAAAGTGGTGTTAGTGTACACAGCAGTGGTCGAACCAGCAGCGGTCGTGGTGGTATTGCCACCAGAAGTTTGCTGAGTAACGGGAGACTTGCCAAAGAAACCAACGGGGCCGCCGTTGATCGCGATAGCTGTGCCGTCGGTAGAGTCACCACCAATCAGGTAGTGAGGGGTAGTGGTACTCGATGGGCCTGGATTAGACATGATAATTCCTTAAAAAAAGAGGTTTAAGCTGCAATACGGCAAGCCAACTCTGGATACAGAGGAGCCCAACCATACAACACATCCAAACGAGTGGGAATAGAGTCGTTGTTGATAGTGTATTGACGAACAACACGCATCGACAGACCGATTTCCTTATCGCTTGCACGACCAGCGAAGTGAACGCCATCAGGCAACTCAAGGTCAGCCACTGCCAAGGTAAAGGCATTGCGGTGCATCATGATGTTCTGGGGGCTAGACACGCCAGTGTTGTTAAACGCTGTGATGTTTTGCGAACCAGTAGAAGTGATGCTCACGTTTTGGAACTGACCACCAGAGATGATGGCAGGGCTTACCACTACGTTAGTAGCAGAAGTGCCAACAGCAGTAGTAGACTGAACCACGAAGTTACGCAGTTTGCCGTAGCTTTGACGGTTTTGTGGGTTAACAGCGTACACACCAGGGATAGTGAACACGTCGCCAGCGTTCAGGGTAGAAGCGGCAGATGCGGTCAACTGAATGGTGCTGTACTGTGCCCAACCAGAAGTCAAGAAGCCAGTAGCGGTGGTTACGTTGCAAGCAATGGTGTTAGCAGACCAAGAACCGAATGTCTGAGAGACAACGTTCTGATCCAACTTCCAGTTTACGCCAGCGCTGTCACGACCCATCAGACCTTTACGGTACTGCTCGCCGATTGCTTCTTGAGGAACGAACAAACCTTTCAAGCTGTCAACGATAGTTGCAGAGGTGAAGGGTTCGACGATACATGAACGACGGCCATCACGAGGAGCGCCTTCGCTGTCAAGGTAAGCACCAGCAGTCAGATAAGTAATCAGACCAGTGGGAGGAGTGCCAGCAGTACCAACGATGTTGGCGGTTTGCAAAGCAGCCAAGGACAAACCATCACGGTCGATCTTGTTGGCAATAGCAGCCACGGCAGGCTTCAGAACACGGTCAGAGAACATGTCCAAAGACAATGCCAAGTCTTGAGTGGTGAACTGTGTGTCAACGTGGAACTGAGTGCTCAAGGTCACTGGAACGCTCGTTTCGTTAAAATCTTCAACGTTCAGGGCAGGGCCAGTAGTACCAATGAAACGACCAGGACGACGGACGTTCACAGTGTTACCAATTTTGCCGCCAACGACAGCGAATTGGTCATCATAGTTGCGGTCAACTTCGGAAGTGAAGGTTAACTCGTTTTCCAAGACCATCAACGCTTCGTTGGTGATCTTGCTAATGGTAAGCAAGGTATTGCTCATGATATTTCCTTAAAAAAGATTTTGGTTACCGAATCTTTCCAGCCTTACGAGCCGCTTTCCATGCTTGATAAGTGCCGTGAAACGCTCCATTTGC